TCCTTAGAGAGGGCCTTAAGAGCTGGTTCGACTAGCGAAACGTCAGCCTGATGTCCAGAGGCACCCCTCCAACCTATTCTAATCGTCTTATGTAGCTTTTTATTGTGCGACTTTGCCAGTTTGTCCCAAAACTTGATGTCTTGGGTATTGGGATTGACGTAAATGTTAGGATTTATGTCCTTATACTCCTCCTTCAGGCGTGGAACGGAGACCGTAATGCCGTCTGCTAGCTGGAGATACATCAGTAGGTTCTTGATCGCTCTCTCAGCGTGTATCTTCATCGGGTTGTTGTGGGAGATGTGGTACATATCGTCATCCATATCCACGATTAACTTAGCCCCAGACCACTTCCTTAAATCTAAAATCTTTAACATTTCATCGTAATCATAAATAGCGGTAGTCCAGATTACGTCAGCCCCTTTACAAATATTCATTAAAGTTTCATCGTTAAGATGAGGAGTGTCGTGTTCGGTCTTGCCGATAGTCGCTACCTCGTTCTGTCCGGTAAATCTGTTGGTCTTATACTTAACGCCCTGCCTACCGGCTGCCATTAGGGGTTGTAAAATCCTATACCAGCCGACCCCTGTATCTTGTCGTATTAGTGCTGCGATTTTCATTTGCGTCTCCAATTCATTAAATGTGCCGATCCTTCTACTCCGACCATACTCCCGTAATCCTTGATTCCGGGAAAGTGCTTTTTGTAATCGTGTGCGAATTGATAGTTTGATTCCTCTGGTAGAGAGGTGCACTCGCAAAAGATTATATTCCTAGCGTGTTTCTTCATTTCCTCGAATGGTGGGTTCTTGATATGTTGAGTCGATACCCAGCTAAAGATATTGTCGTAGTCCCTCCACTTGAAGTCGTTGATGTCCGAACAAATCCATTCCCCCTTATGTTGGCTCTTGCCCATCTCTATTAAATCTGGGTTTATATCGACTCCGGTGTACTTGTGGCCGTCTAGAACATCGTAGAATCTACCCGTATTGCAGCCTATGTCCAAAACCGTACCGGGGATTAAGAGTTCTCTTATCTTTGGAACCCACTCACCGGGATAAGAACCCATGGGGCAGGGGCTATCTTTCATACTCATCGTATTCCTTGTTCAGGGTAGCTTGGACTTCGGCTAATTCTTTTAGACGTGTCTTGGTTGAGTTGCCTGAGTGTCCTCTTTGAATCCCTAAGGGCTTTTCAATTACTTTATAGGTATATCCGGCCTTGAACCAATCCCAGACCAAACCTGAATCGTCATTAACCTTAAACTCCTCACGATACGGGTTCTCGATGAAGCATTTCCTGTTAGCAGAAATCATAAAGTGAGGCCAGGAGTTATTCTTCTTAACATCGTCAAATGTTACCTTGGTCGGAGATTGTACTAAGAATGTCCCGGCCTTGGTTAAGTCCTTGTCTGAGGAGAGGTAGTATGAGGTACAGAAATCGTACTTTTTAAGGGCTTTGACGTTCTCGGCTAGTCTTTCTGGGAACATAACGTCGTCAGAATCAAACACGGCTATATACTCTCCTTTAGAGGCTTTAATCCCAGCGTTACGGGCCCTGGCTATCCCTCCGTGATTCTGATAAACAACCTTGATTCTTTTGTCTTTGGTGTAGTAGTCATAGAGGTATTTAGAGCCGTCTGTCGAGCCGTCATCTACGATTATCAGTTCCCAGTCCTTGTACGTTTGAGCTTGGATACTCCTAATACACTCCGGTAGCCAGGTCTGACGATTCCACGAAGGCATTACAATTGAAACTAATCCTTTTTTCATATTAGACCTCGGATGTTCTTAACGAACTTATTGACGCTTAGCTCTTTGTTCCAATACTTAGAGACGCTTGGGTCTACAGGGTGTTCCTGAGCGTACCTAATGGCCTCTACGGCCCTTTCTCGGAAGTTGTCGATACCATACTTGTCCTTCTCCCATTTTAAGGGAATAGCGCCCTTAACAGGAACGTTAGTCACTACATTTCTACCGGCGGTTAAGAATTGAAGCGGAGTCAAAGGAAGTCCGTCGTGGGTCGTTATTCGTAGGTTACAAGACCATCTCGGCATCCACTCGTCAAAGTCTACGTATCCCAGGTGTAGCCAGTTCTCGCCTTGCTGGGTGGCCCGGCTCTTGTCCCCAAAGAACTCAAATGAGACATCAGGTAAAGACCGAACAACATCCATAACCTTAGACTCGTTGTAAATATCTCTACCCGGTAGATAGACTCCAACCGTAAATTGTTTGGGTAGAGGCATTGGTTGGTAAAGTTTAGCTGGGGGTATGGGGACTATCTGAGCGTCTATGCCTAATTCCTTTAACTCGTCTTGGGTGAACTTAGCCTCGCAGAGATGAATGACTTTCTTCTCCTTGAACCAGGCTCTTAGCTCTTTTAACTTGTCAAATGAGTTGTGTCGGCGTAAGTCCCAGATGTCAGTGCCTATCCAATGAATGACGTTTATCTTGTCCGGTGCGTCAAATATGTCCATGTGAGTACGAGTCACAAATCCTGGATTCTGGGGGTCTTCGCGGGTGTAGAATCCCAGTAGGTAAATCATCTTATAATCATTGGGTTTGTATGAAGGCATCGTTAGAACGTCAGCACCGAGCATCTTGGCCGTAGGGATGGCGTGGTTCATCGCTCCGAGCGAGGTAACACAGATGTCGGAAGGGGTGATACCGTGTCTCTCTTGAACGAATTTCTGTCGCTCTTTCCAGTTAGAGGCTGAGTCGTTTGAGAGTCCGCCTGGCCGTGGAGCTTCGGCAGCGTAAAAGGCGGTTGGAACATAAAGGTGATCGTCTCCCTTAAAGTCTGTCTTCTCTAGGTGAGTCAGTGACCAGTCCCAGTCGTTTAATGAGATACAGCCGGGAGTCCAAGGCGAGAAGTATTCAGCCCTTATGGGGAAACCGGCGTCTATGTAGGGTGAGTATTTAACCGCTTCATACCAGACTTTCCCCTCGTATTGTGGAATCTGTCCGATAGTGAATTGGGTTTGTCCGTCTTGAACAATGTCATATAGTCCCCAGATCCTATTTATCTTAGGGTATTCGTCAAAGGCGTTAGCCCAGAGTCTTAGGGTTTCGGGGTAGATGTAATAATCTGACCCCATAAAGCAGTAGTAGTCGCCGGTAAATAAGTCCTTACAAGCGTTCCTGGCTACCGTACAGCCACCGTGTTCGATAGTCTGGTACTTGATGTCCATATCAGGGTATCTCTTAATCTCTTTTAATAGTGCCTTCTCGCCCTTCTTATTCTCGCCATCAAAAGTCACGACTACTTCAAAGTTCTTGTAGTCGCTTTCATTCATCACCTTAAAAAAAGCCTCGAAGTCTCCGTATTGGTCACCGTAGAACGGGACTCCGATACTGAACTTCTTTTCTGTATTACTAAATGGGTTCATAAATTATCTCCTTTAAGGAATTACTATCATACTGAGAAATAAAGTCAACTAAAAAAGACCCCGAAGGGTCTTAATTAGTGTGTATCGATCTAAGCGTCGGCTGTAACAAGAATCAGTCCGCAAGAGATATTCAAGCGAGCTGGGACCATGTTAGCTTTCCAACCTATCGAAGTGAACTGATTGATTGGGTCGGCCTTAGAAGCGCCTTCGTTGGTAGCATAGAACTTGATGCCGCCGTCCAACTCGGTCATGCCTAGAGCACCGCTACCCGTAAGGATAGAGTAATATAGAGTACAGCCGTTTGAGCCGTTAGCAGAAGTCTTAATGTTGTTGTCAACGATGACTTTAACACCTTCGTAAGCAGACGTAACGCCTTTACGGATGCTTTCAGCATCAGTATAAACGTAGGCGTTCTGCCATTCCGAGTCGCCACGTAGTCGTGAAGCAGTGTCAGAGTGAGCAACAAGAGCGAAATATCCATCATCGTGAGGTTGGACGTTTCGGGCTCGAAGCATCGTAACAGCGTTTCTAACTGTAGAGGCTTTCATTCGGAATTCTACCGTGCCAGCATAGGTTGCGTAAGAAGACATTTGAACTACGGTTGCGCCAACAGTGTTCCATGCGACGGTTGAGAAACCAGCGCCGGAAGGTACTGCTGAAGTACCATAAACTTCTTGCATGATACGTTGATCCAAAATTGAATCAGCTTGGTCAGCGAGAGATTTAGTAGCCTCTTCAACGAAGCCGTTTATAGCGGTTAGGTTGGAGATGTCTGTTACTGCCTGTGCATTACCGAACTGCTCGATAGTAGCTGATACTTGAGCGTCGAGAACCTTTTCAGTTTCTCGGATTGTGCCTTGAGTAAGCTTATAAGCAGATACGGTTGTGGAAGGGTTGGTAATTCGTGGGAAGTACGCAACTGTACCACTGCCGGAAGGAAGGGGTTTTTTGATACATAGTTGAGCCATTTTAGGACCAACGCTCAATCTCTCTAAGAATACTTTTGAGTAATACTTAGGTAATGTTGCGATGTCTGTAGAGGCTGTGTATGCATTTGCCATTTGTTAATGTTCCTAATCCCATCAACTATTCGACCTGGGATTAACCTAGTCTAGTGCTTATTCAGCACGAGGGATGTTGTGAAGTTTTGCGTATTCTGCCGGAGACAAGGTCTCTTCTGACACTTCTGGTGCTTTACCAGGTTCTCCGACAGCGCTAAGTTGTTGTTTAATCTTAGCGACATCTTGTCCCTCTTTGACTCCCTCGGCTTTAGCCTGCTCTTGGGCAGGTTTCATCCGTTCGTTCAAAAGTTTCTCAGCATCTTGCAAAGCTTTTTCTGGGTCTATGATTTGACCTTCTTGGGATTGTTTGCGCATTTCTCGTTCGACTGCGATGCTTAGCATCTCGTCTTTATCGAGTTTGGCTCCATGCTTTGATCTGAATTCTAAGACCTTTTGATTCGCCAGCTGTGCTTCAAGCTCCTGTTTTAAGAGGTGCCTTACTGCGACAGCGGCATCGGGGTCAAGTTCTGGGACATCTTCTTTCGGAGTAGATGGTTGCGATAAAGCGTTTATCTTCTCTTCAAGAATCTTGCGTTTCTCAATCTCTTTATTAAGACGATCAAGGAACACATCTTTACTTACTTGCTCAGGCTCAGTTGACTCACTGGCTGGAGTTTCTTCTGTGCTTTCAGTTGTTTGCTCATCTTCGACAATAGGTGTCTCGGTGGCTTCAACGGGTGACGATTCCGTTACGGTAGTTTCTTCTACCGTTTCTACTTTTACATCATCCTGCTTTTCCATAAAGCTCCTTCTGCGTATTTTACAAGTTCTCGCCTTGTTTGAAGGGTGGAAATGACAGGCAACCAGGTACCCCCAATAGGGGGCGCGTGGCTACCCGCCATCCTCCGCAACAAATTATTAAGTTACTCTATACTGTATATACACTATTTAGCGACTTTTTTGTTTTCTTCGTTCTTCATCTTCTGGGCCGACTTAAACGAGGCGAAAAATGCCTTGATCTTGGCCTCATAGAGAAGCAACGCCTTTACGTTAGCTTCGTCCATTGTTAAGACACCCAACTTGGCAGCATCTATTTCTTGAATAAACGCTTCCTCTAACTCATCACGCAACTGGCGAAAGTCCGGGTTGGACTCCAGGGCCAACAGGCGGTTGTACTGAACCTCCAACAGCTCCTGCTGGGCCTTCAATTCCTGCTCCTCCATCGATACCTCCTTGAGGCATCATTGCCTCTTTATTTAGATACTGCTCCGGCTCTTTCATACCTGCGTCTGCCGCAAGTTCTTTCCATACTTTCTCTTTGTCTATCATCAATCCCATACCTAAGCCCATCTCGATAACCGATTGCTTCTTGGCGATTTCCTTGCCTGAATCTTGTTCGGCCAGGGAACCGGTTTCTACTTTAACCATCCAGTCAATATCAAAGACAGTATCACTTGAGGGGTCTTTACCCTCCGAAATCATTAGGTCTACTATTGCTTGGACTTCTGGGGCTTCTATTAAGTCGGCCTGCATCAAATCGATAAGTTTAATCTTTCCGGTAATAAATCCCTTAGTGAGTTTGACCCACGAAGGTTTCTCGCCTGATATCATGACCCACTTGAACTCGTCTTTGGTCATCGTAGCACCAAGCATCTTCAACCATTTATTTACAATTGGTTCGATGATTGACTCTTCGATGTTTTGCTGTCTGTCGGATACTGGTGAGGTGGCTTGGTTGATTAAAGCTTCTATTCCACCCTTCGTACCTTGGGTCTTGTCTGTCTGAGAGTTCGGTACACCGGCCATATATGAGTTGATACCTGAGATAGATTCAGCCCTACCTTCAATCCAGTTAAGAATGTCAAGTCCAGCGTTACCGAGGGAAGGGATAGTTTTATGGTCGACCATCTCTTTATTAGCAATTACAATTCCACCGTTCTTGTAGGCGTTGCCTAAGGTTCTCATAGAGATAGGATTAGTGGCTACTGACGGGTCGATGTACATTGGGGGGTTTAGAACCTTAGACCGGTAAGCGATTTCCTGATTTATAAATAGGTTCTTGGCTTTTAGAAGTCCGGCTAAGTCATCTACTAAGGATGAACCATAAGGCTCTTTGACGACTTCCTTGTCGATTGCAAAGGCGAGTGGGTGGGTGTCTAATACTTCGTTTACATATTCTCTTACTGCTACCGGCTCGTCATCGTCTCCAGCGTTGATAAACTGACAGACCTTATTGCCTTTATAGCGAGTAATGAGTTCTAATGGGTCTACGTTGATACCAAAGTCGGAGTTGTGCCTCTTTACCTTGACGTTGGTTGGGTCTAACTTGTAGGTGTCCTCGGCTTTGTCTCTCTTTAGCTTCTTGATAGCGGCTGAGTCAAAGATTCCAGTAACAACTTCTCCGTTAGACTTAATCTCAACATTGTCCTCTAAGTAGTCAAGCGAAACGAATCGTCTTATATAATAAACTGGGGATGTCTTAAGGTTCTTGGTCGGGTCAAAGATAATATCCTCAACTGGTACGACTCGCATATCGGGAGCGTCTGAGACGTGGTTCCAATAGACCTCAAAAGCGGTGTTATTCAAAATAAGGAGTTCTCTACCGCCAACCTTTAACTTGTTACGCATCGGGCCGGTGGATTGAATCGTGTCTTGGTTAGACCACATCCACTCGACAGCCGAAGCCATGACGTTTTTAACTTCTCGTGGTAGATTAGTTCCCTTGGCCTCAACAAAGAATTTAGGGTCACGTTCAAAGAGTTTCTGAATCACCCTCTCGATAAGTTCAGCGGCTACTGGGTCGGAGACCTTGGAGTCTGTGCCTGATACTTGGTTATAGCCAACATACTTCTCGTAGTTCTCAGAGAATTTAGTATGATACTTATTGAGTTCTTTAAGCCATTTTGAATACTCGTCTCGGTATTCTTGAACGTTTTTCTTTACTTCTTTTGAGAGCATGGTGGTGTTCCTTGATTATTGTCTATTGTATATACACCATTTCTAAATAAAATCGTCTAAATCCAGCCCTAATTCGTGGATTTTATCTAAAAAGTCTATAAAATCGTCAGGATTACCAAGGTCTTTCTGAACAATGTAGTCAAAGTCCACCATTTCACAGTCGCCCCCTCGTTTCTTGGCGTTAGCGTCTCTTAGTAGTCGTCTCATGTGGTTACGCATGACGGTATTGGCCCAAGTCCTGAGTCTGATTTCCTTGGTATGGTCGAACATCTTAATCTTCTTCCACAGTTCTAATCTGAGTTCCTGCTTCAAGTCGTCTAACTCATAGCCCGGTATCCAGTAACGTGAAGCAATCCAGTCGATGTCGTGTTCAAGGACTGTCATAGCCAGTTCGGTGTATAGTTTCTCATCATAGTCCATTGAATACCTTGAACTTACTTAAATCTGCATAGCCCTTTTCGACTGGTAAGGGTTTGTTGTGCTTGGGTAGGAAATGTAAACGAGTAAGAGCATCAGCCGCATCTCTCGGAGACATCGGGCAATGTCTGCCGATAAAGGTTATCTCGTCGTCTTTAGGGGCTACGCCTGCTGTTCGTCCGTCCCATCGTGCCTTCTTAAAGTATTCCATAGCTTCTTTGGAGTCTGTGAGGATAACGCCACCTTGACCAAGGTTTAGAGTCTTGCCCCAGTGTAAGGAGAGACACTCAAATTGACCCTCTTTATGCATACCAGAGGTACAGAGTCGAGCCGAATCCCATATCGGATAAGGCCAGAGTTGATACATCCCTCTACTCTGCCAATCCACGTCAAGGTCATGAAACATAACCTTCCCCCCTGCATGGTGGATTGACAGGGGTACAGAGATGTATGTGTGTTTCGGGATAGCCACTTCCTTAACCTTAAAGTAATCACAGCATAGAGTAAGGGCGTTCGTACAAGAGTCGATGGCTACAGCGTACTTAGAGCCACAATACTCAGCGATAGATTCTTCAAACATTTCAACTACTTTGAAAGGGTTCATTCATCCTCCCAGGTTAGCTTCTCTTCCAGTTTCTCTTTATTCCTTAGTCCGATAATGTATATCCCAGACGGATAGGCGTTAGTGCCAGATACCAAGTCCGAGACCGCATCATAGCCGTGTCTCTTTAGAACCTCAGCCAATAAGTCCAGGATTCTTATATTCTTACACTTGGGGATGATTAGCTTCTTGCCTGACTTAAACATATCCCAGATTTGATTAGCAGCGTCATAATCCTCAATCACCCACCTAGTCATTCGTTCATCAGTTATGGGGATTGGTGATTGTTTCTTGATAGCATCTTCCCAAGTAGGAATGACTGAGCCTGAGGAGGAGAGGATGTTCCCACACCTAGCGATAGCAAAGTCAAAGTCCTTAGCTAGGGACTCTCCTAGGGCTTTGGTGTAGCCATAGGTACTAATAGGCTCGACAGCTTTGTCGGTGCTCATGTAAAGTAAATCGACATTATACTTGTAGGCTTCCCGGAATAGTTTCTCGGTCTTTGTGAGGTTGTTCTCGATAAAGGCCATTGGGTTCTCTTCGCCTAGATTGATGTGCTTGTAGGCGGCTAGATGAAGGATGTAGTCGCAAGGGACTTCATCAAACTTCCAATCGGCAAAGTCCATTAGATAGCACTCGACATCCGGGAATTCCTTTTGTAGTTCAGCGATAGCCCACTCTGAATTGTCTATGACGATTACCCGGTAGTCTTTATGTAGGAGTCTAACGAAGGCTTTACCTAACGATCCTGCCCCCCCAGTAATCAGGACCGTTCTACCCATTGGTAGTCCATTAACTAACTCTTCTATTGTTTTCATAAGTAGTCATCCTTCCTGTCGATTGTCCAGTCGATTGTTTTATTAAGTGAATCTCTGAGGCTCTTAGGGTGTTCGCCAAACGCTTCATAATACTTAGTACCGTCAAGAGCATAGCGTAAATCGTGTCCCGGTCTGCTTGAATGAAAGTCTACAATCTCGTATTTCAGCTCTTTACCTATGTGGTCAGCGATTAACTGTGCCAGTTCTAAGTTCGACAGTTCTTCTTCTCCGACAATGTTCCACTCGTCATATCCTTTGTACCCGGCATTAACGATGTTCAGTAGAGCCTGAGATACATTTCTTGCATGAATGTAGAACCGAGTACCTGACTTGGTCTTGGTCTTGTCTCCGTGAATGGTGACGGTCTCTCCCTTTAAGACCTTACTAATTACAAGTGGCACAAACTTCTCTTTGTTCTGGCGTTCTCCGATAATGTTCATAGTGTGAGTGGTGACCACCGGTACGCTATATGTATTGCTGTATGCTATCCCTATGGCCTCTTGGGCCGACTTGGAGGCTGAGTAAGGATTAGATGGGTGGTGATACTCAAACTCCTTAAAGTCGTGTCCTTCTGGCGCTGGGCCATATACTTCGTCAGTTGAGAAGTTCACGAACATCTTTAGATTAGGGAAGTTCCGAGCGTATTCTAGGATGTTAAGGGTACACATCACGTTGTTCTTGATAAAGGGTACCGGGTCTTCAATGCTTCTATCGACATGACTCTCGGCTGCTAAATGTAGGATTATATCTACCTCGCCTATCGCCTGAGCCACCCCATAAGGCACTGGTAAGTTAAGGTCGATATCGTAGAATGTTAGTCGATGCTTGTATATCTCGTAAGTGTCGATGTCTTCAATCATCTTATTAGATAGTGAAGCGTAGCCCATCTTGTCGAAGCCGATTATCTCCCAGTCGGTGTTCTTTAATAGGTGCTCAATTAAGTGAGTAGCAAGAAATCCTTTAGCGCCCGTTATAATACATTTCATAATGTCATCCCTTCTATTTGTCTTTAACTATTGAATTATATTTATCTTTTTGTATGTGCCTTATTGTGGCGAACTCTATCCATTCGCTTTTGGGTTTATAGTCATTTCCTCCAGGCCTTATACCAAATGATGCTTTAGCCATATTGCAGTTCATGCACAATATCTGGTATCTATCAATGTCTATCTCTTTATAAGCCAGTATTGACCACGGGGATTTGGTTAGACCCAATTGTCTTCGGTGTTCTCCGCCATCGTCATTAATATGGTCTATCGTGAGAAGCTCAAATCTATCCTCTCCACAATAGGCACACTTCCCACCATATCTCGCAATAGCAGTTAGCTTCTCTCTAACCCTTAATCTTTTCCCGGCACCCCTCATCATCTCGTTTCTATGAGCTCTGCGCTCTGGGTCATTCTTGACTCGCTCTCGTGTTCTCTTTTGAGATGCCAAAACCTTATCGTGATTATTCATTTTCCACTCATCCTTCTTTGCTTTTACCTGTGCCCTCGTCTTTTTCATATGCTAAATCCATCTATTTTCTCTCCCCCGAACCCTATCATCGGAGGGATGTAGATCTCTCCGTCAAAGGATTTAAGTGAGTCCATACCATATCTTACAGCGTCCATTGTATGGTCGAAGCCACCATCGGGGATGTTTAGTATTACTCCGTCTTTATCTGTCTTCCATAAATAGTTACGATATTCTTTAATTAGGTTCAAGCTTCTCTTTGTCATACTGATGCGTTGTTGTTGGACATACTGTATCCCTTGATTGACTGAACCTTGACCTTTCTTAGCCGGTAGGACGTTTAACCCGAATGCTTTTAATTCGTCTATTGACTTAGGCTCAGCACTATCAGCCATTATCAGGGCTTGTGGCAGGTTCTGAATGATGTCGGCTATCTGTTTATTTGAAAGACCTTTCTGGTAAGTGATTTCGTCTAAGATATATCCTCCGTCATAGTAGTAGATAGCGATAATGGAGGTCGGGTCCATCGAGTAGCCAAAGTCCAGTCCATAACGCTCTAAACGTGCCTCGTGAGGGATGTCGTCTACTATCTTCCAGTCCTTGAATATCTTACCCTCAACCTCTCCCAGCTCTCCAAGTCCGTACACTTTCCACCAGTTCTTATTACCTTTACGGGACTCGATAGATTGGACGATTGACTGAGATAGTCCCTGGTTGTCTTTATAAGTGAGTTTGATAAAGTCAGTATTAGGTTTTCCCATTACATCTGTGTACCACCAGAACTCGTTTGTGGGGTTCCAGTCTAGCCATATCTCATCTTTTGTACGAATCTCCAACTGGTCGTATGCCTCATAAGGAATGTTGTTAGCTTCGTTAATAAATAGTCTGTCTCGTCTCGGACCTCTGACCTTGGACGGCATATCAGCCGAAAAGAACTCTATCTTAGAGCCATTGGGAAATGTGTAAGTGTAGTCGGTTTTGTTCCAGTTAGCATCTTGAAAGTATCCGTGAGCCATCATAATGTTAATGAAGTCTCTTATCGCGCCTCTCTTTAAGTGAGGGAATGACTCAGACACGACAGAGGTTAGGGTTGGCTTGTCATCGGCTTGAGCTTTATCTATTAAGATCATCAGAATAGAGATAGTCTTTGAGGCTGATGTTCCTCCGGCTATACCTTTGATACGCTTCTTTAACCTGAGTAGTTTCTCGGTGGCTGTGGTCCTACGAAATATCATCTTCTTCCTCAATGTATTCCTTATGCGAGTCGCCGCCCAGTAACGGAATCACCACATTGACAGTCGGGCCGCCCTTATCTTTTGTCTTGCCCATTACCTCAAACATTAGCCTCATAGCAGAAGTGTCCCCGGCCTCGGCTTTTGAGACGAGTGCTGCGAACACCTTATTGAATTGTGACTTTGCGTTCTTCTCTAACATTCTATAAGACTCATCCAAGAATCCGTCTTTTTGTCTCCACGCCCATAATGTTGTTCGATTCACACCAACCTCTTCCGCTATTGCCTCATCGGTTCTTTTATCTGTTGGGTCGGAAAGTATAGTCATATAATGAACTTGCTCTTTTGTCCAATTTGTTTTATTTTGTTGTGTTATTTCTTTGCTCATAAGGAACTATTACCACGCCAGAATATATAATACAATAGGATTATTTGAATAATCTTTTGGCTTTACAAAGGCATTATTCGAGTTATACACATGCAATATGTAACATTACTATTGACACATATATTACAGACGTGCTATACTACCCTTGTCATCGAACATTGAAAACTTAATAATCAATTTGAGAAGCCGGGCAGAAAGTAGAGGACACAATGAGAGTAACAAAGGTAAGTGGAACTGCTAACATCTGTCAACCGATGACAGTAGACAAGGTAGAATACGATACCAAGGAACTCAGGCAACTACTCGGAGTTTATCTGAAAGAACAGATAGACAAAAGAACCGCGACAATGAAATGGGCCGATGGTAAGTACGAAGAGACTACCGACCTATATTTCAAGGCAAAAAAGACAAAAGACGTAGAAATGACCCACCTATGGGGTCACAAGGCTCAAGGTTACTATAAGATCTTTGTCAGCAACAAACTGACAATCATCGACCTTAAGCGATTACTACAACTTACTAAATAGTTAGCTAACTATTGCCCAGCTTCTCTGATTGGCGATTAAGTCCGCCGGTTAGCAACTCGAAAACTAGACACCCAGATCACTACCCTATATATAGCCGAGCCTCGCTCACAAGCTAAGGGCTAGATGAACGCCTGTCCGGTGAATAGAGTTATCAACTAAGGTTAAGGAGTTACGATGACAACGTATCACAGTGGAACGCTGAAAGTGAAAGAGCAAGAACACCAAAAGCGATTGGAAACAATTATCTTCTGGCAAAGTTTGGCTGCGGTTGTTAGTGGGTTGGTTATAATCTGGCTGTTGATGGCTGTTATGTATATTATATAAAGGAAAGGATTATATGAAACCATTAGATGTCGTCTATGAAACTAGGAAACTATTAAGCATAGACGCTAATGAGTATTTTACAGACGAGGACTTGCGAATAATGATAGATCAGAATCTGACAGTCGAGAATATAGAATATAATTATAGTGTTATCGTCGACTGGATGGTAGAAAGGGCAAAATGAAGAATCTAATGGTAAAGAATGTCGCAACGGAAGACGAGTGGAGACAGTTTAAGGCTGTCCTTGCTGCACAAGGTCTTTCAATCAGCGATTTCTTTAGACAGATAGTGAAAGGGGCGATAGATGATAACGAAGAATAAATTGTATAATGGAGACGTAGAGCTAGTCTTTGATTCGGTTAAGCATACCTACGAAGCCAATGGTAAGATAGTATTTGGTGTTACATCTATTACAGGTATTTTAGATAAGCCGGCGCTTATGTATTGGAGTGCTAATATGGGCGCTGAGTTTGCCGATAAGGTTTTAGTCCCCGGTCTAGTAATTGATGAATTGAACAAGCCAGCGATTATAGATGGTATTAAAACTGCCTGGAGGAAGAGGAGCAAAGACGCAGCCGATATTGGTACAGCAGTTCACGGCTACCTTGAACAGTATCTCAATGCCGGTATCAACGGCGATCCACTCCCACCTATGCCTGTTAATGAGAATATCTACAATGCTATTAAGGCGTTCTTAGAGTGGACAAGGCTTAATGAAGTAAAGTTTATAGCGGCTGAGCGTAAGGTTTATTCAGTTAAGTATGGGTATGCCGGCACACTTGACGCATTGGGTTATGTTAATGGAGAGCTTTGTATCATCGACTTCAAGACTTCCTCTGGTATCTACCCTGAGATGTTTATTCAGACCTCGGCTTATGCTAAGGCAGTCAATGAAGAAGATGGCACAAAGATTAAGACCTGTTACATCGTAAGAGTTCCAAAAGACGGTAGCGAGTTTGAGGTTCAGAAAGACGACCACATGAAACTAAACTTTGAGTCGTTTCTTGGTTGTCTAACAAACTACAAACGCCAGATGTTTATGAAGACGATTGAAATTGAGAAGTATAAAAAGAAACTAAAGGAGGCAATGTAATGGGTCCAATAGAAAGAACACCAGAAGAGGAGAGGTTTTTAGAGAGGACGAGGCTGCAAAGCGAATTGCTTGGCAAACAAGATGCCTATGCCGAGATTCTAAAAGTAGCAATCGTATTTGAAAAAGAGATAAGCAAACTAAAAACTAAAATTAAGAAAATGGAGGATTAAATGACTGACTTTACAAAACTATCAAACCTAGTAGACGATACCTTTAAGGTTGAAAAGGTCTGGGGTTACAAGTGGAAGAAGTGGGACAACGAAGCAAGTAAGATGTTGGTATCAGAAACATATCAAGAAGGCTTTAGTAAGAAGTATGAGTTGGACACCGATAAAGGTAAGTTAGATTTGGGTTCGGGACAGCTCGGCTCACTATTAGAAGCTGTCTTTAAGAATGGCGTGGCCGATCTAAACGACAAGACCTTTGAGGTTAAGTCTAATGGCAAAACTGGTATGGACATCCGCTATTACTTTAATCCTATTTGGAATCTGAAAGAGGAAGCCGTACAGCAAGACGCAAAGGAGGAAACAGATGAACTCTTCGACTCCATCCCTTTCTAAGCGAAGCGATAAACAGAATCGGGCAATGCATCTGTTCTTTGAGATGTTAGCCGAACAGTTGAATCTCGGTGGGTTAGATATGAGAACAGTATTAAAACCAGGAGTTGAAATACCTTGGACAGCCGAGACAGTCAAGGAGAATCTATGGCGGCCGGTACAGGTCGCCCTTCTCCAAAAGAAGTCCACTACCGAGCTTGATACGGCTGAGGTAAGCAAGGTGGAGGAGGTTCTGATAAGGCATTTGGTACAGAACTTCGGTCAGTTTTTCGACCCACCCTCGTTCCCTAGTATCGAGCAACTTGTGGATAACATTGAGGTTGAAAAAGATGACGAAAAGTAGTATAAATTCCTATAGGGGGAGAAATTATTAAGGCATAGAAAACAGTGTACTTGGTCCCCAACCTTAATAGCCAAGTATGCTGTTTTTTGGAAACAGGAGGCAGGGGTGAACGACGAATCTGGATTCATAACTCTTCATAGAAAGATATTAGAAAGCGAGTGCTATAAAACTCCAAATCTGTTCACTTTAGCAGTTACGCTTCTATTACTGGCGAACCACTCGGAAAAGAAGTGGAATGGTATCGTAATACAAAGGGGTTCTTTTATTACCGGCAGAAAATCTTTAGCCAAAATTACACACATAAATGAGTCCACGATTTACAAAAATCTAAAAAAATTAGAAAAAATCGAATTTTGTAACATCGAAAGTAACAACGAATTTAGCCTTATTTCAATCTTAAAATACGACCAATACCAGTCAGTCGGTAACAGGGTAAGTAACAACAAAGTAACAACGAGGGAACAACGAGGTAACACTACTAATACATTAAACAATGAAAACAAAAAGAACTCTTTAATAGCGTATGAATTGATTGATAAAGAACTTACTGAATTATTGTTTTCTCTTGTAAAAGAAAATTACCCTTTCGTTAAAAGAGGGCCAGTAGACAATGACTATGCCGAGA